GTTTGTGGTGATATCTTCAACACAAACATATAATCGGTCAACGGACTTAACCTCGATTGTTGTACCAGTTTCTGTTTCAACAACCGCATTATAATTGGTTAATTTAACTTTAACGATATCATTAACTTTATAGTTATTTACAGTTTGGTCAAAATATGGTACCACGGCCAAAATATCTTTATATAATTGTGTACCGTATACCGATTTTTCTCTCTCATAATAACCCGTTGCGGTTATATATCTTCTTTTTTCAAGGAAAGAATCTTCAATGTTACTGTTAAAATCTATTAAATCGTAATCAGTGAAACCTTCATCATAACTAATAAAATCAATTGTAGACGCAGATGCGTTTAATATGTTATTATTTTTATATGACCTTAAAAACGTGAAATCTTTTTTATTTAATTTTTTCGTTCTAGGTTTTGGATTTTTACCAATTATTATTGATTTAGTTAAACTAGTATTCTCAATTTCTTGCGGTGTATTACCTAAATAATTATCTGAAGAGGATATTGTGTATTCACGATAAAACCCTTCTTGAGATTGGTCCTGATTTAAGATAGATTGTGGTTCTTTTGACCTTACAACTAAATTAAAATCAATTTTATCGTTATTAAATAGTTTTTCATAAACACTTACGTCACCAACAACACTGGCTGGTTTGTACTTTTCATAATAATTACCATATAATAAACCAAAATAACTACTTTCATCATATGATATTGATATGTTTGGTCTAGTTCTAAATTTATATGTATCTAATATATTATCTGTTTTATATAGAAAATAATCGATGTTAAAATCATTAAGGTTTGTTACTATTGGTTCTATTGATATAACATCATCCGTATATCTACCATCTATTAATGATCTACCCCCATTAAATAACACCCTAAATCTTGGGTCGTTTTCGTCTGAATAGGTAGTCGGTTCCGTATAATCAATTTCTATTTTTTCGTACCTAGATAATGTACACTCATATACTTTAGGTTGTATTACCAAATATATTTTACTATCAACCTCAAACACATCTTCGTAATCAACTGAAGCGATTCTATCTTGTGCCATATCATTACCTGAGAAGGTGAATGTTTGTGTATATAGGGCCTCACCTAATTGATTCAATATTTTAATATCAACATCTTGTTGTAAATTATACTCTGATTCAAAATATAAATCGAATTCCATTTTTAGGAAAGCATTATTTTTAACCAAATAATAACCAGCGCCAACACCTATGTTATTGTTTAATACATCAAAATTGGTATTTAGTGACTGTATGTCAACATAATTATCTTTATCGGCAACAAGTAGTATGGTGTCTATTAATGTACTTGTTATGACCTCGTCAGTGTTAGCGGTATAGAAAGGGCCTATCTTGGTTTCGTCTAAAGAATATAAACCGTCAAAAGTTATTGTTGTTGAGTCAGATAGGTACAATTCGTCATTTAATATGTTATCAGTAACCTTGTATGTGTCGTATTGCGTTGCCCCCTTATATACCTGGAAAAGGTATAAGTTTTTAGATAAATTTATTGAAATCCTATCATTTAACGGGTTTAACCTTAATCTCTTAATATATGCGGAATCTATATGCATATATGGGTCCGTCTTAGTTCTTAAGTCATAATTTTGATATAATCCTGGAACTATCGTTGTTAATGTTGTCCCACTCGGTACCCCACTGACAGTATAGCCAGTTACAGTTGATCCTGTCACTAGATAATTAACCGATGATTTAGTTACAACATCACCAGAATAGTAAACAACACCATTTGTCCAGGTGTTTGGTCTTCTATACGGTACAGCCCAATTACCAGAACTACCGTACACAGCATCTTCTGGTTTTTCAGTCGTTGATGTGTTTTTCGAGTACCCATAATATTTTGGTTGTTCGATTGTTAATAATGTCCCAGTCTCATCATAGTAGGATGTTATACCTGGTGTAGCCATATTAATTGTTAAACCACTATAATCATAATAACAAGTATGTGGTTTAGGTACTGGGCATATGTAGTCATCATTAGCAGTCATATAAGCATGACCAATACCAACAGCCTCAATGTAATATTTTCTCTCTATTTCACTAATAAGGCCCCATGGAGAGTCTTTAAATTCTATTGTTGATGCGTCAACGCCTAAAGGTATTAACTCATAAACGTTTTCACCACCAATTTTGTATCTATTTGGTTCGTGCTTTTGTTTAATAATTAAATTGGACATGATCATATCATTTGGCCAATTGTTCATATTCCAAAAAGTCACTGTCGATGTGGTGAATGTTATGGTCTCATTAAAAGTGGTTATCTTACCGCTCCTACCTAAGGATGAAACCTCAACCCCTCCGATCATACCACCATCATAAATAACCAAATCGTCATTACTACTAATCGTAAACGAAATTTCGTACTCACCTGGTCCAGCTGGTAATGTTATGGTCTCAAAATCATCGACCGAACCTAATAATATGTCTGAATTTGCTTCATACATAGAGGTGTTTATTGTGTCTAAACCAGTAAACATCCTATTTGTGTTTAATCTATAAAGATTGTTTTCGTATATAACAAAAACACCGTATCTAGGTCCAGTTCCTGTGTTTACGTTCCCGTTAAACTCTAAGTCATCGCCATAGTTTTTCTCTGGATCCCACTTATATATATCGACACCTTCACAGGCATATTCAATACCAAAATAGTTACCGAAATATTCATTTATTGTTGGATCGGTTCCAACATAGTTTTTACCTCTTTGACCCACCAATGTGAATGTTGAGGACTCGCCAGTTACAGCGTCTTTTTTAAACCCAGAAACATCAAATGGGTTTGTGTTACCCACATTTACTGGTAAATTAGCTTTATTCTGGAATTCTGATCCATCTGTACCAACCCATGAAACAGACTGATTAAGTCCGTGTTTATAAATAAATTTATTATCTAAAAATTTACTATTTTGTATCTTTTTACCCGCATTCAATATTGTTGTCGCTGGTGTGAACTGTTGCACCAATTTAACCCAAGAACTATCAAACATGTTTAGGAATTCTAAACTTTTTGTTTGTGTTACTGGATTATCGGTTAACTTTAAATAATCAAAATAAATTTTTGATAGCGTTGGGTAGGTTTTAATTGTTTTTCTGTTACCAACTTTTATGTAGTTATCTAAAGATTCCCTCATAAATTGGTTGAATGATAATGTACCCGCATTAATATTTGTTACGTTATCAATGGTTAGGTCTGAATTTACTTCAATTTCATTTCTATTTAAAAATCTATATAATGTAATGTCAAATATTTTATCGCTTGATATGTAAACTTCTAGTTCTTTAGTGTTAACTATTAATCTAGAGTCCTTTTCATAATATTCCGTGTAACCAACAGTCGTTTCAGATAACCTAAGTACCTCTTCTTCACTATAAGCCCAAGATTTAACATTGTCAACAACTCTATCTAAATCAAAAATATTGACATTGACTTGTTTTCTATAACCATCAATATATGATCGACCAAAATCATATGGACCAAAATTTTTGTTATCATTTGATGAGTTAAAACCAGCTTCTTGGTATCTAATACCTGGGGGTGTGGTTGGGTATCCATCTTTGTCAAACGGTAATAAACCCGTTAATTGCGCATCGTTATAAAGGAAACCATATGTTTCAGTAACCTTTTCATCATAATTAACCTTTTGTCTTGCTTGGTATATGTACTCATTTACCTCAAATATAGAGTCTGGTAAACCAACTAAATTTAAAATAAATTCAATTGATTTTCTGGTTCCTTTTGATTTCCATAGATAGTGTGCGTTAATGAAAACCCTTCTCCATAACTCGATATCAACTTCTGTTGGTGTTAGACCAGGTTCGATGTTTAAATCTTTTATATTGAATAAAGATTCAACCAAGGTGTTCTCATCTTCGATATTATATGTTTGGAATCCAAGCATATTACCGAAATTTTTAATCAGTAGGTCTGGTATATTTTCAACCTTATCATAACTTAAATTTGTCATGAAGGTTATACCATCCACATATTTTCTAATATTATCGAAATTCCTACCAACAATATTAAACATTAAGTTAACTTTTCTATCATCAGTATCGAATTCTCTTAAAGAATCTGTTGTTAAAAATCTAGAAATTAAATTTGATTTTGTCGCATCGAAAGAGTCAGCAACATCATTTAATTTAGTTAAGTACTGATCGAAATCCGTACTAAATAAATCTATGTTAACCTCATCAAATTGGGGGAATACTAGTCTTTCGTTGGTGTTAATATCAACACCGTTATCTGTTGTTTTTGTATATTTTATATTACTAACGTATTTCTTTTCATCGTAGTTATAATTCAACAAAAATTTACCCATATCGGGTAATTTATTGTAAAACTCATCGTATTTCTCTTTTTTCGGTTTAACCCAAAAGTTTCTATTTACGGTCAAATCTAAGTTTACATCGTTTACAAATGGATCTCCTTCAACCGTTAAATACAAACCAGTTGAAAAGTCCTCGTATGATGCTGGTAAAGTTGCATTTATTATCCTATATTCAACACCATTGTAATATAATACGTAACTAGTGTAAGTTTTTGAAAAATTTCTAAGTGGACTTAAATTTACGTCATCGTTTTTAGTTGATCCAGATGTTGTATACTCAATTTGGTATGGATTGCTTATGTTCCTCAAATTGATTTTAAATTCAGCTGTATCCGTTGATGGTGTGTAATTATATTCAGTTATGGTTGGTGTTGTTAAACCAATTACATTCATTTTAAGCCCTGCTGGGAATTGGTTTGTCACATCAATTATACTATTTTTAACCGTTTCCTTAAAAGGCGAGAATAGAACATAGTTTTTTAGTTTATCTTTATCAAATAAAACTGTAACTGTTAAATTATTTTCTATTTTCTGACTAACCTGTTCAATTGCTGATACAGCACTACTTTTAAACGGATTTTTCTGATTTATTTTTTCGGCTGTATATTCTTTACCACCAGAAATAATAGTATTTTTACCATTAGATGTTGTTTGTGTTTGTGCAGTTGATATTGAGAAATTACCTAAAGTAAAAAATGGGTCACCGTTTACCTCACTATTAGCATTTGCAAATTGTAAACCAACCGCTTTATCAGCAATATTACCAAAACCAGATATAGCGTTGCTCACCCCTTGTGATTTTTTAAATCTTAAGGATTGTTCATAGGTCAAAAAACTAGAACATGGAACATATTTTGTTTCGCCATTTATATTGTATGTTCTATAACCATTACAACCCAAACTAGATGCAGCATCTAATGCAGCTTCAGGTGTATCATATAAATCCGCTATTAATGGTGTATTTGTGTAACTAAGATTAGCCATTTCCTATAATGTTATTTAATGCCTTTGTTGTGTCAATATTATTTCTTCTTGTTCTAACCTCATATAATTTTTTATCAGTTGCATCTTTGATTTCATATAGATCATACTGCTGGTATATATTACCATCAAAATCATATAGCGTATATATTCCATCTTCCATTGATTTGGTTTGATCGGAATACAATGCGATTGCAAGGCTTTCAGCATCGTAGTTAACTAATTCAACCTCAAAAACTTGTGGCGTGAAATTAGTGCTAGTCAATATTATATTTTGACCCTTATAACCAATAAATGGTGTTGCTGTTGGTTTAAAACTAGGTGCTGCGTTAGGTGTCACCGTACAAAACAATAGAGTACCGACATTATTGTACGTATATTTTATCGTTTTAACTGAACTATTAGCTGTGTCAACCTGTACTGGTTCAACAATAAAAGATGATGTCACAATTCTATATAAATTTTGCACCTTACTACCGTTTTCATTTAAATATTCAACCCTAAAACCATCCAAACCGTTGTTTGTAAATTTAGATCTGAACTGGGCTGGTGCGTTATCAAGATTAAAAACTAAACCTTTAATGTCTGGGAAACTAGCTAACTCCGAACAATCTTCGATTGGTATTCTAATTTGTGCTGGTCTAATGTAGACCGTATAATACCCTTTGGCATTAAACACACTTTTCGGTAGTTGTAGGTTGTACATACCACCCATAACCTCAGTTTGATTAACTGGGTCATACACTGGTGCCATTACATCGACACCGTTTAATTTTGTAACTGTTTGAGTATCGACAGAATTTCTTGTTTTAGCATATAAAACAATTACTTCTATTTCTGATGGGTCGACATCCGCTGGTCTTTTAACGCCATATACACCTATAGCCATATTATTGATCTTTAAAATTGTATCCTCTTGTGTTTATTTTATAATAACCGAAACCAGTTTTTGTTAACTCATTAAGGTTATTAACATTTTTTAATTTTCTCATTGGTTCAAAGGCGTTTGTAACACCTCTATCAATAAATACTTCCGACAAAATTTTTGGTTCGTCAATAATATCAGAATAATAATTTAACGTTGGCGTTATCTTATCATCTATATTATTTCTCATGAACTTAAATATAGTAGTTCCGTCAAAATTATCAACATAAAATATAGGATTGGGTGTATCTAAATACAACACGTATTCCTTCCTAGTTTCGCTTTCAAGAATAATCATACCAACTATGTCAGTACCACTTATTGTTATCCTTTTACCAACCCTAATGTTTTCTGGTTTAGGGTATTCCCTTTCAATTAATTCTTTATATTTTATTTTGTTATCTTTTTCGAAAAATAATAGAGCCTGGTCTTTTGTAAAACTCAGATCTAATAGTGAAAACTTACTATCTGTTTTACCCTTAACAAAATATTTTGTTTCTTTTTCTTTAAAATGATCATTAACGTCATCTAATGATGCTATTAATTTAGTGTTTGTTTCATATTTTATTGCTGGCTTTGTTATATCAAGGTAGTTTTCCATATTATTTAAAGACTCCTCAATTTGTAAAACTTTGGGGTCGTTATAATATGGTGTTATTAAAGAACCTTTTGGGTCTATTAAACCTTCTAGAAATATGTTTAAAGCATACCCGTCAAACCCATCATTAATTTTTATTTCCTGATCCATTATTTTAAACTAAAGTTTATTGGTATGTTTATTATTTCCTCTTTACCATCATTAGCCGACTCAAATGTGATTTTTAAATTACCTGTAAAAGCCAAAGTTTTTATTTGGTAGAAGGTTTTAGCTAAATTAGCACCGATGTAAAAATTTATTTGTGTTATAACTTGCTCACCTGGCTTAACCAGACTATCCAAAACGCCTGCCGTTAAAATGAACATATCGGTTTTAGATTTTTTATCGAGTTTTAATTTATTAACAATTTCTTCGCTAGTATATTTTTTACTCAAATTACTTGTTTGTATTTGCCCACCATTTAATAGGCCGCTCGCAAATAATAATTGGTTATCAATATTATTCACAAAATCTTCCGATTGTTGGTCAGGATCTGGGGTTGAGTTCGGTAATGGGTTTTGTTTGTTTCTTTCTTTGAAATCCTCATAATGAGACTCAAAAACCGTTT